GAGATCGCCTCCGCTCTTTGTTCGCTCGTTAAATTAAGTTGTGGTGTGACTTTAATAAATGACATAAAATGAATTAATATTATTTTGTATTGCGGTTCTATTTGCCGATTGAACGGAATTGTAAAAAATCAACTCAGAAATTGATCCGTTTAAATGGAAAGCAGAAGATCCTGATATTCTGCCCAAAAACATATTGGAAGGTGAATTTCCTGAAGATGCGACCCCACCTGCCGCATTGTTTGTTGTTATTACAGCATTGTTAACATAGCCTGTATGCCTGTTTGATATTGTTGAATTGTCTGCGTCTATGCTATGATTTATTAATAATAAAGAATTTGGACTTAGCGCATTATCTTGCGTAATGCTTATTGGATTTGCGGCAACATTACTTCCTATGTTAAATACATAAGCATTATTTCTACTTGCTGAACTTCTATCATCATAGTAAAAACTATAGCCACTTGCGGAACCTTGTGTATTTTTGTTATCTAATAGCAAATACAAAGCATTTGGGTTCGATGTTATGCCTAATTTTGTTACAATTAAAATAAAAGATTGCGTTCCATTATGTAAATAATTAAATCTATTTGTTGAGCTTGCAATGCTCATAAAATCATTGCTCCCATCAAAAACAATAGCAGGTTTTGTGTTTTCTCTATCTATTGTCCCTGCATTTACTATTCTTGGCTGACTTGCTGCCGTTGTTTGTGTAAAGTTTACCGCACTACTATCCCCCTGAGAGTACCATGTTGTAACAAACCCACTATTCGCACCTACGAAATTCTTAAGGCTTACGGTATCCAAATCGACCCCTACAAACCCTATGTCTTGTTCTGTGTTATCGCTTGACCTCCGTACCCTTATTGCCGCCCCTGTGTATGCCGTTCTAAGTTTTCGCAAAGAATAAGCCGCCGCTGCTCCTGTGTAAACATCCAAAAGTAACGGCTGAGAAAGTGGCGTATAGTAAGCATTTGCTCTGATTATTTGCGCTTCGGAACAAAAAATAATAAACGAAAAAAGTATGGTTAAAATAAATCTCATTTTCTTTTTTTGTAGCCTAACAATGTGAGCGTGAAATAAGTCGGTTTTGTTGCAACCGCTGAGGTTCTACAAAACACCCAAACACCAGGAGGAATTTTGTTATTCGTGAATGATGTCACATTTGTCGCTCCGATTGTTCCCGTTACACTTGTGCCACCACTTACGAGTATCGTTGCGCCCGCCGTAATATTCAAAGAATCATTCCAATAAATTTCAGTCGTAATTGAAGGCGAAGTACCCAACACCCCTGCTCTCATTTGGGTAATAATCAAAGTATCTGAACCGTCGTTATAAAATGAACCATACACCGCCGTAACGCTAAACGCCGAAGTATCACCCGCCGCCCCACTACCCGCACCAAATGAAACAAGTGGGACTGTATCTAATTGGAGTTGATAGGTAGCGTTTGCAATGTTTGAACGCAAGTAAGGACTTAACATTGAACTTGTGTCTGTGTACTTCACCACCTCTGCATTATCTGCCAACGTGTAATCTTTATTCTGAAAAGTATATGTCCTATCGGCTGTGTTCGCATCGGTCTTAAAAGTAGTGTGATAATTACCATCATTTTTCCATGCAAAATTCCCTGAGCTATTAGCGTAAATTGTAGTACTTTGACCCGTTGCAGTTGGTAGTGACGCTTGATGCCGCAAGTGAATGTGACCGTTTCCGTTGGTTCCTGTGATGTTTAGACTTTGAAGTGATGCTGCCGAACCTGTTGTTATGTAGTTCCCAATAGGTTGATAAGTTGCAGCCGCTACGTTTGACCTTAAATAAGGACTAAGCATTGCAGCCGTATCGGATATGTTCAACTTTAAATTGATTCGATTACTTAAAGAAGTGGTATCAATTATTGAACCGCCGCTTCCATCTATTTTCATCCATTGCGTTCCCGTGTACACATACAAAGAACTGTCTGCACCGTTGTAACGCAAAGCACCACCCCTTAACCCTGCCGTTCCCGTTAAATTAGGTAACAATAAAACAGAATCAAACGCACCACCACGCCACTTGTAATAGTTATTGAACTGAGTGTATAAACTTCCGTTAATCGTTTGTGAGTTGCCCGAAAGAACAACAAACAAAAGTAAAAGACTAAAGATATATTTGAACATTTTCCCCTTCATTTACGCCTCCGTTAATTGTGATTGTTTTCGTTGTTGCATTGTGACTGATATAACGCCTATCTGACCTTACTTGATAAGTAAGTATCAAACCGTCAATAAATACCAACGGCGGCACTACCAATCCGTTATTCTGATATTCGGTTTCTCCATTCTCCATTGCAGCACCCGTGCCGACAATAAAGTCAATTATTTTGCTCATTCGATTCGTGTTTACATAAATTCCGTTGTTATCTGGTAACTCATAATTTGAAGGCAAGTCACAAGCATCATACACAAAAGGCACTTCCAAATCAATAGTAAAAGTAACCCCTGCAATTATGTCCTCAAACTTATCTTCAAAGAATTCAAAAGTCGTATTTCGTGTGAATCTCCACGGTTGTTTTTCCCATCCAATTTGCCCTAACAAATCATTACCGATTTGCTCCATATCTGATTGGACTTCTAACTCAGTAGTGTGCAATACAATGTCCCCAATCGTCACAAGTACCGAATGTGTTTTGATTTTCCCCGCCGTTTGACTGCTACCCATAGTAAACCAAACCGCCGGGTATTGAACATCCTTCAATTCATTATGAAGGAAATAATCAGCGTTTACCACCCTTGATGTCCTTACCTGCCTGTGGTTTTGGGCTATTGTTTTTAGGCTTTTCGCTATTTGATTTCGGGTCATGTTTGGCAAAGTACTTTTTTAATTTTTTCTGAATTTCGTGACTATACATTATTAGGAGGTTTTGGACAATCTTCGCAATTTTTTAAGTCGTCATACGGCATACCTAAATAGATGCCTGTATTGTATGCATTTCTTTTTGGAACTATTGTATCCGCCCTGTTTCCCGGATTGATGTATAAAGGAAACTTGGCGTTATTGCTTTCCTCAACTAAATACTTAACAAGTCTTTGCCCGTAATATTCAGCACGGTTCTTATACTTGTTTTTCAAGTCAATCAGTTCGCTCATTGAAGGGGTTTCGCTCCCTTCGTTGGTTTTCTTTAAAACTCCCTTATTCCAGTACTGATGTGTTAAAGTATCGGTCAATTCACTTACCACGTAATACACTAAACAATCCCGAACATACGATTTCAAAAGTGTTTCTTCATCCGCCGTCAAATCGTCATCTTCAATGCCCGTTTGTAACCTCTCGTATAATGCACTACCCAACAAAGGCAAAATGTACATATCCTGGCAAACTTTAATTTCAGGAACGATCATTTTTGAATCAATGTTCGAATGAATTTGAGTACGGTCGTAAATATTATTCGGACTTATAAATAAAGTATCTTTCATGTTTTACTTTTTGCGAATTACGAAATTTTGAACCCATTTGTGACGGCATGAAGGGGAGTGATTACCGTTTGGTTTTGTCCACCAACCGCCCCGTCTATCCCATACTGAATAACCCAAACGGCGGCTCATTGTTTCAATATCTGCCCGGGAAAAGAATTTATTCAAATCCAATAACTGTCGGCAAAAATCCCTGTTCTTTGAATCTTTCGGACCTTCATAAGAATACATAATTTTGTATTCTAATGTCCGGGGTTTCTGATCCGTAATTTCTGACAATGGCTTTGCAAGTGTTCGCTCGATTACAATATCGTTCCCGTATTTCACTTGTTTAGCCTCTAATAAGCCGTTATCCGTAAGCCGTTGAATGATTGTACTTGCTTCCTCAATTTTGATCTTTAAAGCCTTCGCAATGACTTCAGGTGTGATCCTTTTGTCTTTCTTTACTAAGTCCAATACATTCGTTTCCATTTGCGTCGGTTCTTCAGCAAAGTTGAAATACTCTTTTACTTTTATTACGTGATAATCGTCTTTAGGTTCGCCGTGTTTTGAAAACTCAAAAATCAAAAGTTGATCCTTTTCCTGACTTGAAAACTCTTGTGAATTATCAATCGAAAGCATGATGTTTATTTCTTCATCGGTCAAACCTAATGAAGATTTGAGTAGTAACTTCGCTTGTTCCTGACTGATCTTTCCATTCTCAAAATTTCTAATAATACGATTAACGCCCTGCCATTGTCTGCCCGTCAAGTTCTTCAAATTCTCATTGACTTGTACAGAATTTTGTACATTATTCTGTACAGGTGCTTCGCCGTACTTTAAAGGATCGATGCCTAACTTTTCCAAAATCCATTCTTTCGGTGCAACCTCTTTGATTGTGGCTTCTGAAAACTCAAATCCAATAGGTTCAACTGGCACGATTTTCATTTCGTAATTCAATCCAAACAAACCAGCCAATTCAGTAAACAACTGCTCTAATGCACGTTGCTTATCGTTTATGTAAGTATTTTTAAAGATTTCATAAGAATCTCTCATTTCACTACGCCCTCCCAACTGCCCCTCAACCCTGTTCCCAAACAACATAGGTGATGTAACTTGATGCCCGGTGAAAATCTCTTGCTGAATCGTTTTGCTTAATAAGTCAAAATGTTTGTCTAAATCAGTATTTGACAAATCCAAAACCGTCGGAGCCTTCGCAGGATCATCATTAAAAGTAATAACTATACCACCCGCATTTTCAGAACCCGTGAATTTCTTTTTGAATTTCGTTTCAACTACTTGTTGCTCCTCAGGAGTCGGCACGCCTTGATTGAAATTGATTAACTTCGAACTGAACATACCATTTTTTACCGTACTCAAATGATATTTAGAAACTTCAATATCCGTTTCAATCCAGTTCAAAGCACCTATGTAACCAGGATAAGTGTAAACATCTAAACCCGGTCTGTATTCTTTGTAGTAAATAATCTGCTTACCGTCTTTTACATTAGGGTTGTACGCCGAAATGATCTCAGGCTGACTACGTGAACTTGTTGTCCAATCCTTTACAAAGTATTGGGTGTTATCTTTTGAACTCCTTACCTTTTGGTATGGCACGTGATACGCCGCCCCTACTTCACCTAATTTGTTATATTGAATCTCGATGTAACAACCGCCAAATACTTCAATATCGATCGAACACTTTTTAAGCAAATCATTTAAACTTTCTTTTTTATTCGGCTCAAATGTTTGCTCAAATCCGTTGCCTGTAATGTAGTTCACTTTACCCAATACAATAGCATTGTGCTTTGAACTCTTGTTAAACTTTTGCAGGAGTTGATTAGGGTATAAATTATCTTCCCCAAAAAGCACGTACCCTTTATTCGGCACTTCGACTAATTCAGGAAGTTTAACATCTGCAAATTTTATGAATGAAATATTAGGATGCATCGTACATTTTAAAGTTTACATTTTGAGAATATTGCGTATAACTCACGCTTGTATTGTCGTCCAAAAACATCAACCCGCTTTCGATTTTATTCAATCCCGTTGTATTGGTATTCGTTGTGCTTTCCTGTTCGTAAACATCGTAGGAATACCAGCCTTCGGAATAGTTAGCAAACAAATCATTCACCACAAGTTCAAACTCATTCCAACGATCCCGATTTGTTGAAATATCCGCACCGTTTGAAAATACATATTTAACAATGTCATTTGTCGATCTTGAAGTGAAAACAAAAAGGTAATTCGCATCGACTATGGTTTGCTTTTCAGTCAATGTAAGAATCAAATTAGCCGTAGTACCTTTGATAAGTTTAAGCATCGTGTATAAATACTAAAATTTAAAAACCCCGCCCAAAACGGGCAGGGCTGAAAATAAAAACTAAACACAACAAGTTATCCGGCAGTTTCTAAGGCAGCGGCAACGGTTGATTCTACTTCAAACATAGGCTCAGGTTCTGAACCTCCGAAAGTCAAGTCAAATCCTGAACGGTCACCAAATGCAGTCCCAGTTCCGGCAGTACCGCCTGTAAGGTCAACGCCTCTTGATTTACCGATCATCCAATACTTACCGTTATTATCTTTTGCAACCGCAACAAGCGTATTCTGTGCAAGTAATTTCATTTCATTACGAACCGCAACGGATAACTTATTTACGACAATCTTTAATTCAGAAGCGTAAAATACAGTACCATTCTGAACGGATGCCGTAATAGTTTCAACAAGTGATCCCGTTTCTTTTGGCAGTTCATACTTCCAAAATCTTTTACCACTTGCTTTTGTAATTCCTGTAACAACTCCCGAAGCCGTTGCAATAGTTGTAAGGTTACCTTTTTCAATAAAGTAAACTTCCACTATCCCACCGCTCGAATCCTTACAGTCTAATGTATATCCTGATGTTAATGCGCAAGGCATACTAAATTAATTTAAGAGTGAAAGGGGGTTTTTACACCCCCTAAAAATTATGCTTCGAACTTCACGATTTCATCGACAAAAGCGAACTGAACACCGATTTTCATACGGGCAGTAAACTTGATATTCTCATCATCTTCTGACCAACGAATCCAAAACTTGTTCTCTTCGTCCATCAAATCAGTACCTAAGAAGATGTTACTCATTCGGAAAGCGTAAATATCATCCAAACCATCCAAACCGTGAACAGGGATTACTTTGTAAGATGTACCCGGAACGGTAAATGCAGCGCTGTTATCGTCAATCTTCGCATC